GATAGGCCATGTTAGTTCCATGGTACTAACAAGTAGGATAATAAATGCAAATACAAAGAGGGCGCTCATTTGATGATCTCCATTGCTGCTTTTAGTTCTTCTGCATGATGCTTTTCATCATTCATAATTCTCTCAATATCTTCGTCATTACAATCTTCATACTTCAGATACTTTGCATATGTATCCTCAGCATGAAGTTCTATTTCGTATGAGAGATGGTAAGCAGCGCGAGGAGCCAACCAGTAATAAACCACGTTGATCCAATAGTAGATAAGTACAAGGTGTCTGGCGACAAAGCGATCCACCCAATAAGCACTACCGCCCCTAGATTCCATATATTCCAAGTGTTCTGTTTCGTTAAGAGTTTGTGCAAAATGTTCCTCCATCAGATAGATGTGTTCCGGACCACGCAAACCCATAGATTCGCGTAAATGCAATACACTTAGAAAAGCAAAGTACGGTGCCCGAGCAATCTCTTCAAGCACCCAAAACCTTTGGAAGTGTCTACCTCTATAAAGGTAATCTATAATTGCAACAGTGAAGTTTAAAACGACAGTGTTGATTTTTTTCATTCCACATGTACCGTCCCGATCATTCCTGCTCCTTTATGTGGAGCACACCAGTAAGTATAGTCACCAGCATCATTAAAGACAACATCAAACTCTTCTCCTGGTAACATTGCCAGGGATTCATGACCTAAGTCTGGACGGCCCTCCACAATCACATTGTGTGGTGGAAGCATGTTATTAACAAAATGAACTGATTCTCCTGCAGATATTGTAACCTCTGATGGATCAAAAACTAGATTACCATTTGAACCCATCTGTACATCCACTGCCCATGCTGGAGCAGCAAGAAATAATGTAGCGATTAATGCGAAAATAAACTTCATAAAGTTTACGCAACTGCACTATCTATATCTTTCTGATTGAAGTGTAACGAGGATTTGTTTTGACTTCCTGACTTACCATTTCACCAAATTCTATCACACATTGACCCCATTCTGCTCTTGCATCTGGGGCTCCTATTGCTTTTTTCGCCACAAAGTGTGCCACTCCCTCCACAAAGCAGCACACTCTTCCGACTTCTTCTGTAAATGCGGTTCCCTATACATGGGAAACCTGGGGGTTGGTGCCCGTGACTACTTAAGTATTTATTAGCAGTCGTTAAAAACTTGACCTACTTCTGATCCAACAGTGCTACCAACATTCTGTCCTAAGAGAGTTGCCCAACCAGCAGCAAGCCATCCAATATATGGAATGTTCACGACAGCAGGAACGACAACACCAGCAGTAATTGCACTACCTGCCATCGCACCTTGTGACCGTGCTCCAGCGTCCGCCACGATGCACTCTACGTCTTTCGCAGACTTTCCCTCACCTGGCGTTGCAGCACCTCCCATGTTTCTCACGCCTTCCATAGTATATTGATCATGGCGATACTCTGTTCGCTGCTCAGATTTTCCGCCAAAGAGTCCTTTCTTTTCCTGGTCAAGATTTAATGATCTGTGTGATTCAAGAATAGCAGGATCGTTTGCTTTGTATTCTATAGTGTAACCATCCTTACCTGCTTCAATTTTGTAAGAAGAGTATGGGGTGCCGCGTGGAATATTAATCGTCGGAACTTGAATCTGTTCAGGTTGCTTTCTGATTAAATGTCCTAACACACCGATGTGTGCGATTGCGACTATACTACCGACACTAATAGCGGTCCACTTGAGGTAAGGTTTCATATCACATTTTGTATGGGGGTTGATCTGTTACGATTTTGATTGGTCCTTGCTCGACTCTAATAGTCTGAGCAGGTGCAGTCTGAGATGCAGCAGCAATTAATTTCTCAAGATCTGCTTTGGTGATTCCGCCACCACCGGCACCAGCAGCAGCACCATTAGCACCATTCATCTTCATGGTGCCATCATTAGATTTCTTCGCCGTCTGGACTCCGAACGTGGCCAAAACGCCAGTAAAGACACTGGCTATAAAAGTTGGATCAATTTTCTGCTGTGGCAGATTAGGGATAGTCACATAGTTCAATGTGAGAATACCGCCGGACCAAACGAGAATCCCTAAACGAACAAAAGTTGAAAGAATGGCAAGATGCTCCTCAGAGTCTTCAACCTTTTCTTTCAACTTTCCGAACGGTCCTTTTTTCTTTTCTTCTTTTACTTCTTCCTTCTTTACTTCTTCAGGCATGAGTCACCTACAAAGGCAACTTTATTTAGCGATAAACCCCTTTTCAACCAACCATTCACGAGTCATGGGTGTAGGATCATAGTCAGTCCACATGGTGCCACGGGCACAAGACTCAAGTGCTGCTGCAGTCATACCCTCAGTATGACCTGCCCAGTATGCTTCTTTCTCCCAGGGGATTGCCGATGGTTGTGACTTATAAGCACTCTTGACGATCGCCTCATACATGCGAGGAACTTCTTCTTCATTTTTGATAATAGCAATAAAGTTATTATCAATTGTGCCTGCCATACAATCCTGAGCAGCGTGCCATCCTTCATGACGCATCACTGACATCACAGTGCCAGGACGTTTCATATGAGCAACATTCAGAAAGAAGTTGTTACTCACAGTGTGATAGACACCACGGTGACCAACAGGAAAATACCTTTCATCTGCTAAAAAAACCTTAGCTCCGACCGTATTAAGTGATCGGAGGAGAGAGTTAAACTCATCAGCAATAATATCGTAATCAACATCAACCAGGTAATCATCCTTGTTGAGATCGGAAACTGTTTTGAGTTCTTTGACATGATCAGTACATTCTCGGAGTAACATACATCCCATAGAATGCATAGTGAAGTACTCTTCGTCTTTGATTGGATCAGCAAGTGCTGGCACAGAAATGGTTGCTGCTGCCAGCAAACTCATGATAATTT